TCACATCTTCTACAGATACAGCTAGTGGTCTAACATCTGGTAGTATTAGTCTTCAGTTGCCATCTAATTACTTTGGTACTATTCCTTCCAATGGAACATTCCCTAAACTTAAGTTGACTGCAACTCTTGAAGTTGAGAATGCAAAACCAAGACTTAAGACTGTAGTTAGAAACAAGAGAATCACAGTTACATCTGCTGGTGACCGTGTTGTACCTCTTAGAGGAACTGATTATGATACAGAAGTTGTAGAAATTCTATCATACTCTGATGCATTTAAACTCAGATATGTTTATGAAGGAACTTCTTCACAACCACCTCAGATTGATACTGCAGGTAACCTAATCTCTGGTACTGATGTAACATCTAGATATACATTTGATAGTGGACAAAGAGATACTTTATATGATGTCTCTCGTATTGTTCTAAAACCAGGATTTGAAGAAACTACTGGTCAACTCGTAATTGCATTTGATTATTTTGAACATTCTCAAGGTGACTTCTGCACTATTGATAGCTACTTACACGAAGCAGGTGTTGGCGAAGATGAAATTCCTACATTCAATTCTTCTGTACTAGGAATTACCGAACTCAAGAACGTCATTGACTTTAGACCTAAGGTAGATAGCACTGCTATCATTCCTGGTTTCCTTGATACTGCAACTCTAGAAAGAACTCAAGGTTCATTTGCTGGTGCTGGTGCAGTTATTTCTGCAAGTCCTGCTCCTGATCTAAACTTAGAGTATACATTCTCCTTTAGTCAAAAGCAATACTTGGATCGTATTGATGGTATTTTCTTAGACAGAAAAGGTAATTTTATTGTCAAGGAAGGTAACTCTTCTCTCAACCCATCCAAACCAGATCCTATTGAGGATGCTGTACCTCTCTTCTATGCACACATTCCTGCATTTACGAAGACAAGCAAGGATGTAAGAATTACTCCAGTTGACAACCGTCGTTACACAATGCGTGACATCGGTAAACTAGAGAAGCGTATTGAGCGTCTTGAGTATTATACTACACTTAGCATCCTAGAGCAGCAAGCTCTTAATATGCAAGTCAAAGATGAAATTGGACTTGATAGATTTAAGTCTGGATTCTTTGTTGATAACTTCGAGGCACATAAAGTTGGTAACCTCACATCAGCAGATTATCGTTGTGCTGTTGATTCTCAGCAATCAGTATTACGACCACAATCTAAAGAAGATTCCATTAAACTAGTAGAACTTAACACCAGAGAAGATCAAAGATCTGTTGCTGGATATCAAAAATCTGGAGAAATGGTAACATTACCATATTCCCCACTAACTCTATTGGGTAATGACTTTGCATCTGGAACACTAAATCCAAATCCATTTGTTGTTTTACAATATGTTGGTGATGGTGAGTTATCTCCTTCTATTGATCAATGGTATGATCAAAGTGAAGAACCAGTTGTCGTAGATACAAATACAGATCTCTTCAATATTTTCTTAGCTAAGGAAGATGTTAAAGAAAGTCTATCAAGTCTACATAATTCTTTCATTGTTAACTGGGTAGGTGCTTCTTCTTCGTTCACCACAATTAATTCTCTTGGAGAAGTTAATTCTCAAATTGCAGCAACATCTGTTGCATCTGCATCTGTAGGAAGTTCCTCTAATATCAGTCCACAAAATAATGAGGTTGGTAAAGGTGTCCAAACTAAAAATGTTGGCGACAATGTAGTTTCAACATCACTAGCTTTCTTTGCAAGAAGTGTTCCTGTTAAGTTCAAAGTTGGTAGAATGAAACCAAATACTAGAATTTATGTTTACCTAGAAGGTAGAGATATTTCTAGATGGGTCAATCCAGATTTGAGATACACAGGTATTGCTGGCAACTCTCTGTCTGCATTCAATGGTGCTGTTACTACAGATGAATATGGAAATGCATCTGGTCTAATTATTCTCCCTGCTGGCGCACCACCTGAGCAAAATGCAACATGGGGTGGAGATGTTGATACAGTATCGTATGATTCTTCTGGAGAAGAACTCAACTTTACTACTGGTCCACTAACATTCAGATTTACTTCTAGTGCAACTAATGAAGCAAAACTTGGTGTAGATTCTTACACTGAAGTCAAGTATTATGCAACTGGTATTCTTCCAGAGAATCCTTCTAGCATTGTATCTACAAAACCATCCACATTCAAATCCAATGAGGGTGTTCAGTTCATTGAAAGTAATACTGACAATCCTATTAGACCAAATCCTCTTGCACAAACATTTAAAGTTGAAAACTTAGATGGTGGTTGCTTTATTACTGGTCTTGATCTCTACTTTAGTAAGAAGAGCACAAACATTCCAGTTAAAACATACATTACTAATGTAGATGCAGAAAAACCTGCTAAGAATATTGTTCCTGGATCTGAGAAGACTCTATCACCAAATACTTTCCTTAAGTGTTTTGCTAGTGGTAATATGTCAGTTCTCAAAGGAGAAAACGTAACTGGTGCATCTTCTGCTGCTTCTGGTCCTATCCTCAAGATCTTTGATAAGAACAATGTAGAACTAGTAGCTACTGCATCTGGTAGATACAGTCTTACCAACGAACAAGTTTATACAGTTGTTCTTAGCAACCACAATGGTAAATCCTTCATTCCAAATGAAGATCTAATTATCCCATCAGTAACTCTTTCTAATGCAACTGATGGTACAGATTTTGTTCTTGCTGTTGCTAAAAATAGCGGTAAACTATCTGACATCAGAATTACAAATCCTGGTCTCAATTATGATAGTGCAATTATCAGTATTGAAAGTCCACAACTTCCTGGCGGTTCTACTGCAACTGCAAGAATTGAAGTATCTGGTGGAAAGATCTATAACGCTGAAATTTCTCTACCTGGATTTGGATATACAGAAGCACCTTCTGTTGTTGTTAAGGGTGTTGGTAATGGTGCTGGTGGTTGTGAAGTTCAGACTTTCATCGAGATTGACACACCTGCGGTTAGAATGGGCGTAGCTACTGATCAAACAGGAGTAACCCAATCTACTACACCTACACACTTTGCATTTGATTATCCTGTATATCTACAGAATGATACCGAGTATGCACTTGTAGTCGAAACTGATTCTATTGATTATGAACTATGGTCTTCCAAGTTAGGGGAAACCGACATCGCTACAAGTACGGTCATCACAACTCAACCATCTCTAGGTTCGGTATACCGTTCCCAGAATACCGAAAGTTGGACTGAAGATATCTTTGAGGATCTTAAGTTTACTATGTACCGCGCTGAGTTTGATACCACAAGACCAGCAGAACTACTTCTCAAGAATGACAATCTTGGTTATGAACTCTTGGATGCAAATCCATTTGAGACTAACGCAAGTGCTAATACTAACTCTACATCCAAACTATTCAAGAATAACAATTCCATTCTCAAAGTAAATCATAGAGATCATGGATTTGAAGATGGTGGAGATTCCTATGTATTCTATAGAACTGCATTAGAGACAGGTGGTATTACATCTTCTATCTTAAATAGCACTCTGTTCCAAGTATCTAATTCAGGTATTGATTCATATAATATTACTTCTAGCTCTCAGGCAGCAGGAAATGCTACTGGTGGTGGAACAGTTGTATATGCATCTAATAATAGAAAGTATGAAACTCTATATCCACAAGTTTCTTATCTGTCATTCACTGGTACTACTCTAAACACAGAAGTTAAGACAACTAATGTTGTTCCTGTAGATTCTAACACTACAAATTATACTTCTTATTCTCAGACAGAATACGAAAAAACCTTCTTAAATGAACCACATTATTTTACTAATCAAAAACTTGTTGCTTCTAATATCAACGAAACTTTGAATAATATTTCTGAGTCATTAACATACAAGATGACTCTACAATCTACTGTGTCTCATTTAAGTCCAATTATTGATCTTTCTAGTGCTACTGTTAAGACAGTAACAAATAGAATTGAAAATGCTACTGGACAAGAAGATAGATTTGGTAGAAGAGATCAAGTTATTGAATTCTATCCTGTTTATCAGTTTAATCTTGCTGGTAATGGTGGAACTGATCTACAAGCAGATCAAACAATCAAGGGTCTTACTACTAAGACAACTGGTACTATCGCAAGAGTTGATGGTCAAGTTGTTTACGTTAGAGTTAAAACCTCTCAATTCTTCCAGAAAGGAGAGACAGTAACATTAGGAAATCAATTAGGTCTTACAAGTGTAACTGTAGACTCCAATCCATCTCAAGTCTTGTTTAGTATTGATGATGCTGCAACTATTGTAGCACGTAATCCAAATGTAATGCTTGAGACATACGATAACATCATTACTGGTAAGGCAACAATCTGGAATAGTCAGACACAAAAGCTAACTCTAAGAACCGATGTACAACCTATCAATGATAACTTCACTGATAGAATTATCGACAATGTTCTATACAATAGAAATGCAGTTACTGCAGATCAACTTGCAGACATCTTCCGTGTAGGAGACTTTGTTAAGTATCCTAATCAACCAGATGAAGAGAAAGCATATCTAGAAGTTGGCAAAGTAACTTATACTAATGGTTTAGACTTCGTTGCTGAAGATACATCTAAGAATGGATCTGCTGTTGCTAAGTATGTAACTAAAGAAGTTTCTATTACAAACCCAGCTACTGCAATTGATGTACATCTACTTGCAAATGTCAAAGATATTTCTAACCTAGAAGTATTCTACAAGTTCAAGAAAGCATCTAGTCAAGAAAACTTTGAAGATATTGATTGGATCTACTTCAATAAAGAAGGAGAACCAGACACATATGAAATTGCAACTAGCGAGAACACAATTTCTGGAATCGTAGAGAAGCAATCTGCATACCAAGACCTTAAGTATAGTGTAGCAAATCTACCAGAATATTCATCTTTCGCAATCAAAATTGTGATGAAAGGGGTAGATCCAGCATACGTTCCTAAGGTTCAGGACATCCGTGCTGTTGCTGCATTCTAATTTCCGCATATGGACTTTGTGAAAGTTGATGGACATGATGGTCTCGTAAGAGACCAAAACACTGGTGCCATCTTGAATTTGGACGATTCTGCTATAGCTGCAAGGAGGAAATCCATGCAGCTAAGTTCCGCATTGGACGACATAAATACATTGAAGAATGAAGTCTCTGAACTCAAGTCACTACTGCACGGATTAATCAAAAATGCCAGCAATTAACGTATCCAAAACTGATACCTTTGAGTCTCAAAGGCAGAAGATCAATCAAATAAGCAACGCTCTTTTTAGCGTAACATCTGGTGGTAGTGATCTATCAACAGGTAATCTACAACTAGGAGACGGTCTAGTTGGAGATCCGTCACTAAAGTTTACTACAGACACACAGTTAGGTATCTACAAAGCAGGTACTAAAACTTTAGGATTTGTTAATAGCGGTAAAAAAACTATTGACTTTAAGTTATCAGAACTTACTGCATATCAGGATATTAATATCCAACAAAGAAAACTAGCACAGTCTCTAGTTACGATCGTAAGTGGTGGTAGTGGATACGATGCTGGTACATATACAGAAGTTCCTCTAATTGGTGGTACAGGACAGAATGCCACAGCAGACATGGAGGTCTTGGCATTTGATGGTTCTGTTACTAATGCTGGTTCTGGTTATGTTGCAGGTGATTATCTAACAATTCCTCTAGAAGGTGGTAATGGCACTGGAGCAACTGCTAGCTTCACGATTACTGCTCTAGAAGGTACTATCACAGATGCTGGTGCTGCATATTTTCCAGGAAATTACACTGCGGTTGCTCTTACTGGAGGTAATGGTTCTAACGCTACAGCAGACATTGTAATTTCTGGTACGTCAACACCATCAGGAACTATTACTAATGCTGGTACTGGATATACCGATGGTGTTTATTCACAGGTTCAAACATTCAACGAACCAGTACAAACATTTGTCGTTACATCTGTAACTAACCCTAATGCTGGTCAACCAGGACAACCAAACTTCATTTACAATATTGATGGTGCAGATCAACCTCAACTAACATTAGATATTGGTAACACCTATAGATTTGATCTATCAGACTCTTCTATCCAAGGTGCTAATCCAGGTCAACCAGGAAGCG